TCATTACATTATCTTGGCCAGCATGGAAATTGAAAATTTGTTCTTTTAGAGTATCCAGTAGTGATTTACTCAAACTAAATAGGCTAGAAGAGTTAGCCCTTGAACTCGAAACCTTAGACACACTATATGAAAGCGGAGAAACATTTATATGGAAGACAAACAAGAATGCCAACGAAAAGAAATGGGACACCATGAAACGTGCTAAAGTGGTTGATGTTGTAGATGCATTTCTTGAGGGAGTATGGACTCCACCGTGGAAATGCGGTCATTGCGTCGCTCGATCAGCTGGTAAATATGTACCACGGTTTTAATGAGCAAGTCTCGTAGGAAATACGATGCACCAGTGGCATACTTGCTATCTATGGATGATTCATTCATATATGTAAGTAACAAATACACCTCAATATTAATGTACGAATTGTGGACACAAAAAATAATTGATTCTAAGTTGTCCACAAAGATTAGCATGTATGCAATTATGCCTCCTACTCCATGGCCAACATGGAGTAGGACTCACATTATTGCTCTACTAAATGGATGTTGGAAGAAAGTAAGAATAGCATACGGAATTTATGATTCTGGGCAACCTGTTACTCTTATTGATAAAACCAAATCTGTTTTTCGTGCAGACAATTATGAGCAACATGTAAAGGTATTGCATTCTAAAATGACAACACCCGAACGCGTTGCTCTACACAACACATTACTCTATCCATCTGTTCTAGAACTGGTTTTACGATCTCCGTCACCACTAGCTGCTAAAACAGCTTTGATGATTGAGAAGATAGAAACGTTTCCTGACGGAACATCCGCCACTAAGTACATCTCCTCTGTATGGAAGTACTTAAAATATGAATCGAAAAAGTAAACCAGTGTCAGAATTTATGGCATTTGTAGTCAGTTGGATTATCTTTGCGGTGTATATGATTGTAACTAATAAGCCATGACAGAAAAAGAATTGCAAAATCAAATAGTGTGTGCTTTGCGTATCCTTGGATACACAGTTTTAGAAAGTGGAAAAGGACGCAGTAAGACACAGTGTATGAATTGCAAGTCATGGTTTTACCCAAAAGGCTGGCAAGGCAACACAATTGGCTTGCCAGACCTTTATGTACACAACGCTAGTTGGAAAGTACCTTTTGGCGTTGGTATTGAATTAAAAACAGAGAAAGGAGCAGTGCGTAAAGCTCAACAAGAATTAGCAAATGAAAGCATGACAATAATATGTCGCTCACTGGACGACGTATTAGCAGCATTAATGGATGCCGAAAATATACTCGGCACAGACACAACAAAAGAAAAAATTAAAAGGTTTTTAAATAATGAGTTCAGAATACGTTGACAGATTTTCAGCACTGTTTCCAGTGCCTTTAGAAAAATACGATTATGCATTACCGTTATTTTCATACGACAAAGTTTATATATGTAGGCAAATCACAGACTCTAAAACAACATTCCTGACATGTGACATTGGCATGTGGTCATTTATTAGTGTGTTTACTAATCAAGATGATGCACAAAAACATATTGACACATGCAATATCGAAGGTTTGACTCCAGACTCTATTTCCGTGTACGAACTACTGCACACATTTAGATCATGGTCATTAGACGGTGAGCTGATATTTGTAGGTAGCACTAAAGATTATTTGCCGTCAAATATACAGACACATTACGGTGGGCCACTGTATCCATCTACAGCATTAATGGTACTTGTAGCAATAGATACAGCTGCATGGTCTCGTCGTGAATTGAAATTGCTTACTTGTACTCATTCCGATGTACAAGATGCTGTGTATGTTGCTGACTCACTATTCTCGCTTATATCACAAATATCTCACGAGCAATCGTATGTAACCGACAAAGGCAGTTACTTGTTGGCATACATCCCGATTCAAACAATATCAGCTAAATACAAGGGGGTTCTTTTTGAGAATTCATATTACGATTTAGAGACATTCTTGAGTCTCACGTCTCATTCATTATCACTGATGTCAGATTACTTCATTGCACAAATTAAGGAAGGTAAAGAAAACATTGTTTAATCCACGAGATCATTTTATTAACCTCAAAGGCAAGCAGTACTTGCCAGTCGCAGCTCGTATCGCTTGGTTCAGAGATGAATGTCCTGACTGGACAATTAACACGTATGCAGTACCCGATCTTTCGGGTGCTGACTACTGCACGTTTGCAGCCGAAATACTTGATGTCAATGGTCGATTAATTGCTAAGGCACACAAAACAGAACACGAAAAGCACTTTGCTGATTATCGTGAGAAAGCAGAAACAGGTGCTATTGGTCGTGCGCTTGCGTTATGTGGGTTCGGTACGTTGTTTGCTCAAGAATTAGAAGAGCCTATTACTCCAGCTGGCGACATGCGTATTGTTGATACACCACAACCTACAAAAGCAACACTTACACCGGGCAAACAATTTGCCTTTGAGTGCAAGAGGATATGGGGATCTGACATTACGCCAGCAGACATGAAGCGCGTGTTCTTCAAATTAGCTGGACACAATGATACAAGTGATCAAAACCTCAAGTTAGTAGTTGCAGTGTTGACTGAATTTAATACACCAGAAGAAGCAGAAGCAGTATTTTTGACAATAGAAGATGAGGGACTCAATGGACAAATCTAAGTTTGACATTATTGGCGATAGCTATTACGAGATTGAGACCGGCGAATATGCCGGTCCAGTTGACGGCTGGCTTGGTGAGGAACTATTAATTGAAGAAGATGTATTACTTGCCATGCGCAAATTACTCGAATACGAAACAGAACTTAAGGCACAGCAACTAGCCATGCAATCTGTTGTTGAGCGTTGTAAGTCAATGGTCAAAGATAAAGAACGTAAAGTTCAATGGATACAGGCTCGGTATGGTGCACAGATTGCTGACTTTGCCAAGAAACAACTAACGGGCAAGGCTAAAACATGGAAATGCCCTTGGGGGCAAGTGTCTTTTAGAACATCGACACCTTCATTCTCAATCCTTGATGAAGAGAAGGCTGCTTACGTTATTCCATTGACATTGGATGCCGTTAAGATTGAACATAAAGTTTATAAAAGCAAGATCCCAAAAGAAGTTCAGCTTACACTTGTCGAACAATACCCTGAATTGTTCAGCATGACAGAAGCCACTGAAAACTTTACAGTAAAAACATTGACAGCAACAGACACAGAAGAGTAAGATTGCTGTGCTCCGTAACTATATCCAACGGAGTACAACTACCAAATGAAGGGCCACGGGCATCAACACCGTGGTCCTTTTGTATCCATAAAGGAAAGAGAATGAGTGACGAATTAGTTTACATAGGTAGTATCCCAGACGCAGTAAGCGTGACAGACGTTGGACTACAGTTTAATCACGATATCGAATATGATCAGTGGCTACGTTTGATGGCCACATTACAACAATTATCTGACGCATTTCAATTTGCTATTGGTGACGCTTTAAATTATGGACAAAAAAGATATGGAGAGAAATACTCGCAAGCCATGGATGCAACTGGCTGTGCTTATCAAAGCCTTGCTAACTGGAGTTGGGTGGCTAGTAATGTGCCTATTGATAACCGCGTGGCTGGCCTTAGTTGGACTCACCATAGGGTTGTTGCGCACGTTGGGACGGAGCAGCAAAAGCAGCTTTTAGAATCTGCAAAAGCTAGAAAAATATCAGTTTCCGATTTTGAAAAAGAACTTAAAGGAGAAGATGAATCAGAAAAAAAACCCGTAAAACAAATTAATATCCCAGAAGGCTGGACAGTAGAAGATGCAAACAAAGCATTAGAAATGATCAGCTCTTACAAAGATGGCCTCAATGCACTTTGCGAGGCAATAGAAACAAAATCTGAGACAGTACAGAGGTACTGCTCTGAATGTCCATATAACAATTAGAGGTAACACATGATTACAGTATTTAACGGCAAGTCATTTGGCTTGTCAGGAGAGACAGCAACTGGCTTTGTTCAGATAGATCGTTTACTTGTCGAACACATAAAAACATTCACACCGTCAGGCTTTGTTGTTTTCATGACGTTAGTTATGCATGTAGATAACAATGGTTACTGCTGGCCAAGCATCAAGAGATTGTGTGAATGCACAGGCCTATCAGAGGCTACAGTAAGGACTTCATTGCATTACCTTACTGGCATGAGAATTAACGATAAACGCATACTGGCAATCAATCCCAGAACATCTCCTAATGGGAGAACAACTAGCAATGGATACAAGTTGTTTCCTGATTCAATTAATCACGATGCAGATATCAAAGTTGTAACTGCTGGGTCAACTAAAGCAGAGAAAGCTAAGGAGGAGGACCCAGCATATCCACTGTACAAGACATTTAAGCAAACCGTATCTGGTTTTAATCCTGAAGCACCTATCACTGACAAGGAGTGGAAAGACGTTCGTTTGACTATATGGCAGATGCACAAAGCTGGTGTAACAACTGATGACGTGAAAGAGAGAGCCAAGGTTTTACTGGGCAAGTGGTATCAAAACCAAGATATGATTACAGTCCGCTCATTATGGAAGCACTGGGACACACATGCTAAGCCAAAACAAACTATAAGCAATGTAAATACAGCAGTAGAGGAGTGGTTTAAATGACAGCGACAGATAAGTTAATGGCAGTACTTTCGCAATTGCCAAGTAGTATTCAATGGAATGAGACGAGCCAAACTGTGTATCGTGTAGCGATAACTGGGTGTAATGATGCCGACATTGTTTATGGGTTACGGCGCATTCTTACGCGTGCTAAGTTTCGCCCTACACCATCTGAAGTGTTACTTGCCATTGCAAGAGAAAAATATGGCGATTATTTACCTCAGTCAATTACAAATGACATCTCTGAGGCTATACGTCTTGGTACTCCATTACATAAGTTACATCCAACTGTACAGATGGTTGTTGGTAAGACAGGAGGATTAAAGGCATGGAGGATGGAGCCACCCGTCAATGGGCAGCAATTACAGGATGTACTTAACGATGTTTTATTGATCAGGATAACGGAGTATATGGATGAGCAACGCGCCGAATAGGAGTCTTGGTTTTAATATAGAAGTTCCATCGGATGTTATGAGTGAGCAATCACTCATAGCATCTGTTCTTTTGGGAGGCAACAGGATACTTAGATCATTAACAGCTATTGATAAGTCAATGTTCTACAGAGTAGCTCATAGCCTTATATGGGAATCGTATAACGCAATTGAAAAAGCTGGTCAAGTCATTGACATTGTGACTGTGAATGAGGAACTAACTAAGCGAAATGCGTTAGAGGCATGTGGTGGGCTTGCGTATATTATGCAATGCGCTGAACTTCTTCCTTCTACTCAAAACTTTGAGAGTTACGCTAAGCTTGTTACCGACTACCATAGGCGGAGGGAAATCATATTTGCCTCAGAGCATGCCAGTAAGAGGGCTTCAACTGGTGACGATGACATAGAAGTAATCATAAAGGATTTAAATAACTCTGTTACGTTTGTCAATTCCGGAAACCAGACAGACGATTTATCTAAATTAATATGGGACACAACCAATGAAGCTATACTTAGAGATGAAGATAAATTAGACTTCTCAATCGGCTCTGGTTACACAGAGGTGGATTCTATTACAGGGGGATGGCGCAATGGAGAACTGATAATACTAGGTGGCAGACCTTCAATGGGTAAGTCTAGTCTTGGATTGCAATATGCATGGAATGCAGCTAAGTTTATGAGAAGCTTAGATCAAAAGACCGGAGTACTCATTGTAAGTGCAGAGATGTCAAAAGACATGGTCACTGCACGTATGTTGTCAATCTACAGTGAAGTGGATAGTCAAGTTATACAGACCAAGAAGCTGAATAACTTTCAGAAAGACAAGCTGCATCTTGTAGCTCAGGAGGCTAAGACACTTCATGTTAGGATTGTCGCAGATAAAACTGTCACCCTTGGAGGAATCCGAGATTCCATTAGAGACACACAAAAGTCTTTTCATGTTGGCTTGGTGGTTGTTGATTACTTACAGATGATTGCCATGCCAAGTTCATATAAGTCAGAAAACAGAACTCGTGACATTGGCGTTATTAGTCGTGGTTTAAAAGATATTGCACGGGAATTTGCATGTCCTGTAATTGCATTATCTAGTCTGTCACGTGCTGTAGAGCAGCGTCAAGATAAGCGACCTATGATGTCTGACCTCCGTGAATCTGGAGACATCGAATCTGATGCGGACGTAATTCAGTTTATTTACAGGGCTGGATATTACGAACGCAAACAGGATGGTGGAGAAGGAGATCAAGGGATAGATAAGGCTGAAGTAATTACTGCTAAAAACAGAAATGGCAGAACTGGGGTTTCATTACTAGAATTCAACCCCAATTATGCCAAGTTTAGCGATTACGGGTCAGACTTTTTTGACTTGTAAGTAAACCTTTTTTTGGTCACTATTGGGAATACAATCAAGATTAAAACTGCGAGCAATATCTCGTATACCTGCATACGATTTACCATCTCGTAGAATGCATTGAAGGGCCAGTGGCTTACCACCGTAAACTGGCCCGTCTTCCCAAGATAGTGCATCGTCAGACCCAGTAACAAGCCTGACAAAATCCCGGACAGGAGCGTACGTGCGTCCATTTTGCAGAAATGCATTGATGTGCTTGTCTCCGTATATAATCTTCCAATCATCGCCTTCTAAAATTAATCCCCACGGGTTAATAAAGAACACGTTGTTGCGATTACGACCAGTAAACAGATTATCCCGCTTAGCAACCATGTAGCCATTACGACTTCCATTATTATTGCTATTGCCTTCGATAGATATTAGTGTTCCTGTTTCAGAGTAACCTGCGACAATACCGATGTGATAAGCATCATTGTTAGAAACCAAAAGAACAATGTCACCCGGTCGGCCTTTGGTCGAGAGGCACTTATGCTTCTTAGCATTAGCAAGCCATACGTCACAATCTGCACTAAAACACAAAGGCCAATCATTACCACTCTGACTCTCCCATTCCAGTGCAACTGCACTGACAAATGAAGCACACCAGAAGCTTGCTAATGGCGCATGTACATTAGTGTTCCATCGGTCAATTAATGGTCCTCTATTAGAACCAACAGGACTCTCTGTAACACCAATATATTTTTCAGCAATAGATACAAACGTGTCAATACTATTCTTCATTGATTTCAGATCCGTAGGCTCGTTGATACATAGTTGGCGATGGAGGTTGTGGCAATGCGTGTTGATCTTCATCTTCCATCAACTCAGTCTGAACTTTACTCATTGGCACGTTCATGTCTGGGTTGATACGACTCATGTTAGTAGTCTCACTTGTCGGGAATCCTAATGCTCCACTGGACACATCTTTAGTACTGTAACCATATAGCAATGAATTTAGTCCTTTATTTCTAGCAATCTCACTTGCACTTGGAAAATCATACCAGTCGTGTTGAGCTAACCAAATTAATCGTGCTAATGTCGTGCTTGAATTACCAACTTTAACTTTGTGTTTCATTGCTAACCTCCAGTTTAAAGGTTCGTAATGAATACCAAATCCCAACAATCTTGGAATTAATGTTTTATTTGTAATAGTACGTGCATCATCGGCATTAATAATTGGTACGTTTGATTCGTTAAATGCTCCAAGTAACCCACTGGCTGCGTATGCCTGTTGATCTTGCGCTGCAATAATGCCAAGTTTAGCGTAATCTTCAAACGCTTGCTGTGCAAGAACTAGATTCATGTGGTTCATCATCCAGTTACTTTGACTTGGCATATATCGTTGTGTGCCACCTGTCCATGGAGTGTAAATTCCATTCTTTTGAGCAATTAAATATCCAGCCGATGGTTCAAACGAAGGCTCGCCCATGTATTCATTACCAGTAATAGATGACCCCACAATGTGGTAAAGGTTTTGAAACTTTGACGCTGCATAAGATTTTACTGCTGCGCCCACAGCTGCTTGTAATGCACGTTTAGGCGTGTATTCTGTTGACCCACCAAACGCCTGTATAGGTTTCATAATGCGTGAGATGCGTTGCAGTGGTGGAATTGCAAACAAGTAATTGTTTGATGTTCGTATAAAACCAAACTTTTTACTACCCGGATTAAACACATCCATCCCATCAAACGGCAGTCCCTTTTCGTTGTACTTGTGATCCAGCCATCCAGCTAAAAATGCTAACGCGCTAAATCCAAACATACCTGCAAGCTGCTGTAAATTTCGTTTGTTATTACGACTTCTAGCCCATGCATTAGTTCTAGAGTTTTCATAAAACGATTTCTCCCAAGTCAAATCAAATACGTCTCCGTGAATTGCCGATGCACCTGATGGAATTTTATTTCCAATATCATTTACACCCTTGCGAATCTGATATGACCATTCTCCTAACAATGGAACTGAATTTAAAAAGTTCCTGTGATACGCAGGAGCTGTTTGCATAAAGTTAAATCCAGCATTTATGTTTTTTGCTAACGGAGATTGCGTGTCATTAGCAGTAAATCTCTGCAATCCAAAGTCAAGATTAACCTGCCTCATCGCTTGTCGTCTGTTAGAAGCTTGACGAGCCAAACTTAAACTGTCTGCTTGCTCGTTGTCAGAACGTTCATATAAATCATGTGATGAATGCATTACATCTAAAGCATGTTTAAGGTGCATAGCGTCGCGCATTAATAAGCGTGTTTGATCCCAACGTTTTGGAAACCAGAATAAAGGTGAATACCATGCTCCCATACCCACAAACAGTGGCTGAATTTCCTGTAGTATCCCTTGATTTGTATTCTCATCTACTGGCACAAACGATGTATCAGTAAGCTTTTGATATCGGCTTGGATTCAAGGCTTGCCTAGATTCAAAGTCAGTCATCCAGTCCTTGTAGTTAGAATGATATCCAGCCTTAATTAATTGCTCCCACGTTATCTCTTCAGCGTTAGGATCACGTGCCATTGCAATACGATTGTAACGTCGTAGCAATTTGTTCATTAGTACATCGTAGTACTTGTCCCCAAATCCCGCAGATAAACCATGTTTTTCATGGATAAACTTTTCTAGCAAGGGACCTACAAAGAAAGGTAGGTCTCTCCAGTTAGGCATAATTAAACTAGGCAATGCCAACATTGCTGGAAACAACAACGTAGGGTCTCCAGATATTGCTTTAAATGACTGAACTGCAAATGAGCTTAAGTCATTCGACAAGATGTATCTAAAGTCATTGCCTAACATTCTTAAGATGCCATTTTTAAACGGCTTTCCAGCGGATGTTTGCGTAATAGGAGTTGCAATAGTAATAGATGAACCCGGAGGCGCTGATAATTTTTTCTTACCAGTACCCGGCAATAACGAGTTCATTGGCTCAACTATCTCATCCCAATTCTTACTGTTAATGCGAACTACAAACTCACCGTTTTGCGTTGTTGTTGCTACTGGCGCTTTAAGTGTAGGGTCATTAAACAAAGTAATAGGCAACTTAGATGCAGCTTCGTTAGTAGCTGAAGTTTGATCTGCATGCCGTGCTAAGTAATAAGCCTCTGCAAGGTCATAGTTTTTATCAAATCCAACTGGAGGCTCTAGGCTAGACCATCTATATGGAACGTCTTCTTCCGCGGTTACTGAATGCGCAGTTGGGTCTTGGCTATACCATGTATTATCTGAAGTTTCTCGCATCTGTAGCTTGCCTTCAGTTACACCAAATACGTTTTTATCAGTAGAAGTCCTTGCTAGTTGCTGGCTATGATTTTGATCTGTCAATTTGTCTTTGGCTAACAGTAAACGCGCAATATGATACTCTTCCGATAAAATTCGGTTTTTCATAATTGCGCTTCGCTGTTCTAATGGTAAATGCTGAATAGCAGCATTCAACATAGTGCCAAAATCTTTTTGCTCAACATCGTTTGGTTGATGCCACCAACTAGATAACTCACGAACATGTAATGCACCATCAATTTGCTTGACTTGATACATGACACCGCCGTCATTGTGTTGTGAACCCGTAAACCATTTTTTAGATGGCGCCATTACATACGTTTTTCCAGTAGATAAATACTGTGGATCAGATGTAACTGAAGCCATCATTGTCGCTGCATAATCACCAAACACTTCCTCTGCTGGCATGAACTTTGAGTTGTCTGCAGCCTGATGTCTAAAATCAGAATGCGTATTTTGATATGCCAAGAACTGATCAAATGTTTTAATAGGCTTGTATGATTTGCGTGTACCATCTGCACGATATTCAACGTTTTCAGACACGTACGCTGTTTCACCAGTAACTAAATTTACCGATATTAAACTTCCGTACTTACTATCGCTATACAAGCGCTTTCCAACTTGTTTATCTGGTGCTCTAAGAATCACATTGTCACCAGAGGTGTCATGGATATTCCATGACCCCCAGTTTCTCAGAGCATTACGACGCATGCGGCTATCAATGTTTTGCACAAAACGAGTTGCATTAAAAATGTTCGTGGCTCTAGCTTGTTTTAACGGCCCGTTTTCTCCGGCAAAATCGCGCATGTACTCTGCAAAACTACCGTCATCACCTCGGTAGATAGTCGTTCTTACCCAGTTTAAAGCTGCCTTAGTTACAGATTGTAGAGGAGCTGAGTCGTTTAAAATAACTCGTGGCCGTGGTCCATCCTGCCGTAAATCTTTGGTGACTTGATTTAATTGAACGTTGTCTAAATTTCCATAAGTATCACGTGCCCAGTCAATAACTGGTTGAATATCATGTTCTTGTCCATAAAAAGTAACCTTGGGATTTAAGTTAGTATCTGCTACGTCAACACCACGTTTTAATAACTGTTCAACGACAATCGGTATGCCGTTAGATGCAGCATCCGTTGTTGGCATCACATCGTTTAGCCATCTGTACCACATCTCACTCATCGTGCCGTGATACATTTCCTCTAACATTCCACCGATTGCTTCGGGGTCTCTGGTCGAATCGGAAAAGATTTCATTTAATCGTGGAGCCATGTCAAACAAACGGCCACCATACATGATCTCGGTATTTAATCCTAATGAGTTGAAATCAAATGGCTCTTCTGTTCCTTGACTTGCATGATCTTGCCATGCTTCGTATATTCGTCCTAACGTTTCTTGGAAGTTGTCGCCAGCAAACTGCGACAACCACAATGACATTGTTTGACCATCAAACGATTTACCACCAAACATTAATTTGGTCTTCAAACCAGAGTACCAATCTGATAATTCAGGATCATCTGCTCTGGTGTAAGTTCCATCTGCGTTTTGCTTATTTCTAAACAAAGACATACTGTCAGTTGCCTCATTGATTTTTTCAACAACTGATTCCGGTACAGCACCTTTATTTCGAGTCATCCATTGTGTAAATGACATCGCCTTTGCTTTTAATCGCGCCCAATCACCAACTTTTGCAAGTTGAATTGCTTTTAACTCTTTCTCGTCACGATTTAATAATTGCTCACCAATGTCACCACTGGACCTTGCAGCATCAGCTGCCACAGCATCCGTGTATACGTCGGTAAATCCGCTTTCTTCACCCCTGTACTCACGAGCTAATGCTTTCTGGCTTTCAACTTGTGTTACGTAGTTTAGGTCGCCACCGATTTCACGTATGCGTTGATCAACGCGAGACAGCATTGAATACACAACATGATTAAACTTTGAATTGCCAATCTTTCCTGTTTCTACAATATATGGGCGCTGAGTTTCATCTAATTCAAACGCATCATGTCCAACTAAATGCCTTGTTGTTACGTTGTCCCACGATTTCGTTTCGTACCCAATCTCGTTTTCACCAGTACGGCGTTTAAATAATTTAATTGATCCGGTACTTTCAACTACGTATGCGTAATCTCGCCCTACTTGACCTAGCCTATTGTTTGTAGCATTGCCTTCATCAGTAAGTGATTGCATCGAACTACGGGTATTTGTGGAGTACCACTTATTGTTTCCATCTTCTCTATGAGAAGAATGAATCCAAACAACTTTCTTCCCATTTCCATTAATACCCATAAACGCTGGATCGTACCCAGCTTCTTTAGCTTGTTCTGCAGTAGTAAAATTAGTTGCGCGTACAATGCCAACTACTTTGCCAGTCACTCTTCTTCCATAACCAAATCGTTCAGTTTCAGCAGTTGCTCGGAAAAATGGGCCAGACTGCACCGATGATGCCATGAATGAATAACCGCCATCCACAGCAGCTTGAACTTCTTGTGACGTACTATCTGCACCTAACATGTAATCAACCCAATTACGTGTAGTTGCATCCGGGACACTAGCAGACAATTCCATCATGTCACCCGGTGTACGAACTAACAATGAACCAGTCGAACCACGCAGGTGAGGGACAATAAAATGCAAATTACTGCCATGACGCAACGATACAAAATTTAATTGATTAGCACGGTATCTAAATTTATTTACACTCGGATCAACAAAAAATCCGTTGTAGGGCTTTCCATCTATAGTAATTAAGTCATGAGCTTTGTGCGCAATACGTTGATGCAGGTTACGTAGGACTTGTCCATATCCTTGTAACACACCGATTGCGTGTTCACTTCGGGTGTTGCGATTAGTATCATCCATCACAACACCATCACTTAAGATGAAGTTAGTGAGTGCAACTGTGCTTAATTCTTTTAGGTATGCACGATTGTTTTCAGATACATTTTCACCTTCTACTACCCAACCATTCCAGCCTTCAATGTCACCCAACTGAAAATCAGCGGGATTATTTTTTTGTACTTCAGTCCAGTCGTGTAACGCAGCCTTAGCTTTATTTACCAAATCAAACGCAGCAGTGTGTGAAGCTTGCAATGTTGTTTGTTTTTGCCCGTACGTTCCTTTGTCTGGAATGACAGACGCAAGGTATTGCACTTGCAAATAGTCTGGCAAAGACTCGAATATAAAGTGACCCATCTCGTGAGCAATAGTAAACGCTGTGCGCTCAGGCCCTTTTTGCGATGCCAGAAATAGTAAATGAGACATCGCATTATTTTGACGATCCATCTGCAATAACTTTAACTGTCCATATTGCTCACCAGCAGCACCTTGGAATTTAATATTGTTTTGCTCGCGTAATAGATCACCAGTTGTAATGAGTAATTGGTGATTAGTTTTGTAAAAATCCTGCTTCATCTGTGCAATGCGGAGGTGCTTAATTTTAGCTTGGTCCGCTTCCGTAAGGCCCAACTCTATGCCGTCTTTTCCAAGTAGTTGTCCTACTGTAAAGTTATTGCGA